TTCTCCTGCCACGGTCCAGAGTTTAGGACTCATGGCCCAGTGCCAGCGACTACCACCTTCTTGTGCAAATTCTTCGTTGATGAAGTCACGCAGTTCCTCAGTCAGTGCCTTGGTGGCATTGGTCTCTACTGTGATGGTGCGGGGCAGTTGTCCACGAGCCTTGAGTTCACGCAGTATGGCCAGCATGGCCTTTTGCCACATCATGGGCTCGCCGCCAGTAAAGCAGAGCTGGGTATCCTGACCAGTTACAGGATGCACCCATTCACCACGGGGATTGCTTGCATGCCGTACTTGATCTGTCAACAGGTCACAGACTCTGGCAGCGTCTGCATCATGTGCCAGCTCTTTATACTTGGCACTCCAGCTGTAGCTGGAATCACAACCATGATCCCATACAGGCAAGTCTTCAATGCGCTTTACTGTGCTGACGTCAAATGTCTTGTAGGGCAAAACATAGGTATCAGGATTGGTAGGATCCATCTGCCCGAATCCATTGCATTCTAGATTACAGCCAAAGAATCTAAGCCAGACACTGGGTTTACCAGCCAACTCTGCCTCGCCTTGAAAACTATAGAATATTTCTGAATAACGAATTTTCATAATAACTCCAGGAAGGAAATGCCACCAGTATATTATACTTCGGCGTCAGGGTCAATATCTAATTCTTCGTTCTTTTTCTTTTTTAACGCAGCCTTGGTGGCAGGACTGACTACCTTTTCGTAATCATAGCCATCCAGCTGGTTCTTGAGGTACTCCAGGAACTGGTTTTGGAAGTCTCCATTGTCCTGTTCCTGTGTAATGAGTTCGGTGATGTCTAGTTGGTCAATGTACCGATACTTGGTCTGCAGCATCTTTTTTTCTTTCTGGATGCGGCGAATAAATGCGAAATAGGTTATCTGAGTAAAGTAGGCAAATGGATTTTTACTCTTGGCAGGATCAAAATTGTTCACCACAGCCAGACAATTTTCTATGGCGTCTGAAATCATTTCATCTTTGAAACTATAGTTAATGAAGTTCGATTTATAACTCAGATGACGCGCAATTTTGATAAAGCAGTCGCCCAGATAGTTACTGACTCGTGGCATTTCGGTTTCAGCAGCACGAGCGGCCTGTACGGCTGCGCGATGTTCCAGCAGAGCGGCCAGAAAGGCCTGATTATCGATGTAGTGATTGGCAGCTGCCTTGGCAGTTTTTGTTTCGGATTCCATGTTACCTCATTTCAGTTTGATTACAATGCTATTGACATCCATTGACTCTGGCTCTACAATGGCGGTGTGGCCAGTTAATGAACCATCTTGGTTTTAAAGTCCTGCAGTGCCTGCAGCAGTTCTTCGTCTTCTTCTGTGAACTGTGCTTCATCTACTGCTGCCTGCAGATCCTGTTCGTCATCTTTTCTCTGCTCTATCAGATGTTCCAGAAATGTTTCATAGCGCATGGCAGCACCAGGAAGCATGGTGGTTACACTAAAAATATGATCTGCACTGATCTGAACTTTGTCAGTATCACCTATGGGAATCATGGGCATCATGCTAATGGTTTCCACCAACTCACCTTCGTTGTCCAGATACTTAAAGCTGTTGAACACCACAGGATTGTTCACTGTGATGAATTTAGATAAAATGATATCCTGAGCCGTGATATCCTGTTCAGTGCTGCAGGCCATGAGCTCGCCATTTTTTAATTTAAGGGCTTTGTAGTAGATCATTGTAGCGGCACCTCGGTTAGTTTATAATCAAAATTCTCATCGTTGTAGATTTTTATTCGCTCCACCATGTGCAGTAAAGTAAAATTCTTGCGACTCTTGTAGCTTAAATCATCACCGATGTCATAGAGTCTGCAACGATCCTTGCTGTCGCTGGTACGCAGTCCACGACCTATGCTCTGCAGGTTCCGTATGCGACTTTTACTGGGACTGGCAAATATAATATTATGCAGGTTCCGTATATTTATACCTGTTGAGAACGTGCCGTAGCTGGCCACGATGATGGCATCGGTCTGCTGCTCAGTAATGCGTCGTACTTCTTCACGCTGATCCGTCTCAGTTCCCCCATAGACAAAAAATACCTTGCGTCCCTGAGCTGCGCGTTCAGCAATCTGTTCGTGCAAGGCCTTGCCATGTTTTTCCACGTACTGAAATAACACCAGGGTATTGCCTTGCTGTGCCAGTGCCAGGTTGCGTATAAAGCGATTACGACCTGGATGTGTTACCAACCAGTCCATTTCTTCCTGATAGGTTAGACTGCGTACACTCTTGCAGACATCCTCGGCATACTTCATGATTAAACACTGTATGTCCAGGTCTGCCAGCTGTTTATTTTTAATCAAGGCCTTGGTGGTGGTTACTCGGTGCACAGCACCAAAGATACCTTCCAGCACCAGTTTATGAGTCTTCATGCCATCCAAGGTACCAGTTGTTCCGATGCGATATGCACAATGTGGCATTTTATTCAGTATGCCAGTTAAACTCTGAGCCTTGAACAGATGTGCTTCATCGCCTATGACTACATCATACTGTTCAAAAAACTTCTTGGGTAACTTGTATAAACTCTGCCAGGTAGATATGGTCACAGGCCAGTCCGCGGCCTTGTCAGCACCAGCATAGATTCTGTGTACGTGTTCGCTAGTACGCCAGCCATTGGCAGTACTGTAGTCCTGAAAATCAGTATAAAGCTGTTCTACCAAACTGGTGGTGGGCACCAGTATTAAAATTTTGCGATTCTGCTCTAGATGATAACGAATTAAACTGTAGATGATCAAACTCTTGCCTGAACCAGTAGGGCTAAGCAACAGGGCTCTGTGATGATGTACTGCGTGACGCACAGCATCGATCTGATAATCACGAACCTGTATGGGTTTGCCATGACCCTGTAAATTAAGATTTTCTATGAACTCTGCAACATCAATATACGGAACCGGTGTACTGACCTGCTGATCGTCTATCTTGTACTGATTTTGTTCGGCAAATAACTTGACATAGGGCACCAGACCAGCATAGAGCTCTCTGGTGAATAGATTGAACAGACGCACCTTGCCATCCCAGAGCTTGGCACGGTACTGTGGCATGAAGCGCGCACCAGGTTGTTCAAAGGTAAAATAATCTGACAGTTCCTGCAGCACGCCTACATCGGTGCTGTCTATCTGACAGTGTACATGATTTTTACTTTTAATGACAATGTCAGCCATTACATCAATCCATTGGTAAATTTGGTCCACTCAATGCTGTTCTTGATATCCCAGGTGCGGCTATGCAGACTCTTCAGTATACTTTCCAGCTGTATCAGCACTGTCTTGAGATACTCCAGTTTGTCCTGTGCCTGCAGCAAATCTTCGTCTGTGGCCATGAACTCATCCATTTCATTCTTTATGGGCTTGATGCCCTGATACTGAACCCAGCCCAGTGCCTGCAGTTCATCACGACTTAGCTCGCCACGGAAATAACGATACTTGACTCGGCGCAGTTTTAGATAGTCTGCTTCGGCCTTGCGATGCTGCAGACGAGCCGACGTCAGCAGGTTCAGATACTTGGCATGTAGTTCCGGAGTACGCGCCGCGGCACGACCCAGATTGGTTTCGTCAATCTTGCTGTCTTGTTTCCAGGATTCTTGCAGTTCAGTAAGTTTCATGATATCTCCAGATCAGTTACCATCATTATAACTGATTGGCCTGATTTTGTCAATGATTATAAAGTCTGTATTGTAAAGAGTTTGTATCGAAATGCTGCTATGCCCACAAAATATTCCATGCCAGGTGTGGTGATGTCAAAGTCCAGAGCTTCGATGCTGATGGGAAAAAGATCTTCAAATACAAATTTAACTATGGGCTTGTTGTCGCTGTTCAGTATCAGCAGCGCAGCATCACTGAATACGTTTTGATAATTGGCTGCGCTGAATCCTGAATATACTGATGCTCGGCGCAGTGCAGCATCATATTGCTCACCTTCTTTGGGCGTACCAATTTGCTCAAGCCAGGTGGCAATTTCCTTGTAGTTGCTCATGTCTTCATTGATCAGGAATCTAATGGTGAATTCACCATACTGTACCTTGTCACCAGGATGTGGTATATCAACAAAGGGTGTTTGCTGCATGGCAGCGCCGATCTGAATAGAAGGCAGATTGGCACTCTGACATGTATAGGTAATGTTGGGAGCTCGTGAGATGACGAACTTGAAGCTGTTGGGTTTGAGATAGTTAGTAACCGCAGTAGCGGCTGCGGCATTGGCTATGGCTGCGTTTAAATCGGAAAGTTTACTCATGATATCCTCTGAGATATTTCCATTATTTATCAGATAAAAAAGGGGGACCTAGGTCCCCCTTGAACTGCTCTCTTACCGGAGCCTCAATGATTACATTAGGTTTGTAACCTTGACGCGACGGTAGTAGCTGTTGCTGTTGGCTGACAAGCTGGTGAATGGGTTGGTTACCATGCCATAGCGTGTCTTGAAGCCAATCTTGGGCTGGAATGTATTGGGGTTAATTGCACGCACCATCTGCAGAGGAACGTATGGGCAATAGAACATACCAGCGTCATATGGGTTAGTACCCTTGTAACCAACCACATAGAATTGGTTAGCAGTATTCAGGTTAGCTGAATATGGGTCCACATAGACACGAATCTTACCGTTTAGCACACCAGCAAATGTGTTGCCAGTATCGTCAACGTTGAGGTTGGTGCTGAGTGCTGGAGTGTAGTCCAGGATACCTGCCATGCTCAGTGCACTTGCAACGTCTGCTGAGCAGATGATGAAGTTACCTTTGCCACGACGTGTTTGCTGGGCAATGTTGTTGGCATCGCGTTCGATCTGGAACAGCAAGCCTTTGAAACGCTCAACGCTCCAACGGCCATTGGCATCAACGTCTAGGTCGAAGGTACCGTAGGTTGTGGTAGCACCAGTGTCTGCACCAGGCTTGGCAGCAGCATAGATGGTACGGATAACTTCACGGTTGATTTCGAACAGAATTTCCTGGCTCAGGATATTGCTTAGTTCGCCTTCAGCGTCCAGGCCGTGTACTGCCTTCAGATCTTGAGCAAGCTCAACTGTGTATTCTGCTTTCAGAGCACGTGTCTTAGCAGTAACAGTGGTCTTCTCAATGCTGAATGCCATCTCGCCAAATGCATAGGTGTCGCCTAGTTGTTCAGCATCACCAGTAGCAATACCAACACCAGTAGTGTAGGTGCCGCTAACAGGGTTGCTGCCTGCGTGTGCAGTGATAGAGCTACCAGCGAAGTCGGTGTCGGCTTCGTTGAACAGAGCTTCTGTGCTGCCCTGGCTGCTGTAGTTTGACTTCATGGCGAAGATCAGTCCGGTGGGACCAGTCATGGGCTGAACGCCGCAGACGTCGTAGGCCATGAGATTAGGCATGGCGCGACGCACCAGACTAATCAGGATTGGATCGTAACCAGCCAGGTTGGCATTGGCATTGGCGCCATTGACTTGGCCACTAAAGCCACCACCCAGCGCATTAGCAGGAGTGGTTTCCCACAAAGCCTGCTTTTCTTCCATCAGCGCCTTCTCCTGGTTTTCCAGCAGAGTTGCAGTAACTGCGCGCTTGTATGGGTCCTTGATCTCAGGTAGAGCATCGTGATTGATCACAGGTGCCCACTTGTTTTGAATTTGTTCGTTTAAATTGAACATGTTGTGGTTCTCCTAAAAGGTGATATACCGTTATTTATAAAATCTTACTTCTTGACCGATCTCGACAATGTCTGAACATAGCGCTGGATA